TAAGAAGGTTCTGCTCATATCAACTCCTAAAGGTAAAAACCATTTTTTCAATCTATATCAGTTCGATGGTATAAATCCTCAATACAAGTCATTCACGATGACTTCTTATGATAATCCACTAATTAACCCATCAGAGATAGATGATGCAAGGGCAACGCTACCAGACCATGTATTTAGGCAAGAATACTTGGCAGAGTTCATTGATGGTGGTGCGACATTGTTTCCAAATTTAACTATTAACGACCAACCCGAACAAACAACGAGATACTATGCAGGAGTCGATGTTGGAAGGGCAGAGGATTATACGGTGCTTACTATATTCAACGATAAAGGCCAGATGGTGGTATGTGAAAGATGGAGGCAGATGACTTGGACAACAATAGTTAAACTATTAGCAGAAATACTTAAAGAATACCGACCTGAAACTTATGTCGAGATTAACTCGGTAGGTGATGCTGTGTTTGAGATGCTCGATAAGGAACTGCAAGGATTCATTTACATTGAACCATTTGTAACTACAAGCAAATCAAAACAGGATATGATTGAACAGCTTATGGTTGCTAATCAGAATCAAGAGTTTACAATTTTAAGTAATCCTGAAATAAAGAAAGAGTTCGACATATTTACATACGAATACAATCCAAAGTCAAGACAAGTAAAGTATTCTGCACCATCAGGATTCCATGATGACATAGTAATGTCGGTAGCTATTGCCTATCAATCACTTAAGTCAATGAAAAAAACTGGAGCAGGATTTACTTTGCGATGACAACAAAAACTAACCTAATTGCACTTTAAGATATGAGGAAGAAAAAACTACCAAAGGATTACAGCGAGGTAACGATTAAACATTTAATAGAGTTAAAAGCTATTGATGAGGATAAGACAATCGATACCGAACCCGCTCCACATTTAACCAGGGCTTTGTTAAGATTGTCCGTTTTCAATGATGTGCCATACGAGGAACTTGAGTCAATGCCAATCAGCGAACTGAAAGATGACATCAAGAAGTTGGGATTCCTTGACACATTACCTTCGGACAAAAAGGTAGAATGGTTTAAATGCGGAGGCTATTGGTGGAAGGTGAATTATGACATTACAAAGCTTTCAGCAGGAAGCTACATCGACCTTGATATGTATGTGAAAGACCCTGACAAAGTATTAAACAATACTCATAAAATTATGGCTTTGTTCTGCACTCCATTCAGATGGCTGCGTAAAACAACATTGAAGGATGAAGTTAAATGGGAGAAGTTGCAAGATGTACCTGTATCTGTTGCATATCCGCTAACGGTTTTTTTTTGCAATCTCTTTCAGACCTTCATAGAAAGTTTGCCGGACTTTTTACAGAAACAGTCAGAAGAACTGATGAAGGAAGCGAAGGCACTTCAAGAGTCACAAGGGTTGAATTTCCAAAAGAGTTAATGTGGTTTCAGGTGTTAGATAACTTATCAAATAACGATAGAACAAAATGGGATTACTTTATGAATATGAATGTCATCGCATTCTTAAACACATTACAGTATTACCGAATTAAAGAAAAGCATTTGGATCACCAAAGAAGATTAATGAAGCATGGCAGTAGATAAGCAAGTAATAGATGGATTGTTGGATGAGTTTGGTGTTGAGTCATCGGCTGTAAAGATTTCGGATGATATCATTGACCAAGTGTTGCAAAAGTATATTAAGATATGGCAGGATAATCTTGTCAAACATAATCACATGGCTTCCAATAATCTTTGGCAGTCATTAATGTCAGACAAAGGTCAATACGGATTTAGAACAGAAGCCAAAGGTGGAAAGATAAGAATATATTTAAGTTTACCTGAATACTACGAATATACTGATTCTGGAAGAGGAGCAACACAAAAAGGAGGCACAGGTCAGTTGAGAAAAAACTTGATGGGACTTAAAGGATGGATTTCACAAAAAGGTTTAGTTGGTGGAGGAGGAATGACAGTAAAGCAAAAAGTTAAATTAAAGAACGGAACGATAAAAGAATATACTCGGAAACTTACTGCTGTTCAAGCTAACAAAGCATTGGCATTTTTAATATCTCGCAAAATACACAAGAAAGGATTCAAAGGGACAAATTGGTTTAGTAGTGAATTGGATAATTTCATGGATGAGATAATTGATACATTGCAACTGCAAACAGGTAAAGTATTCGAATTAGTAATTAATAAAGTTGTTGAAGATACAAACAAAAAATAATGGCAATCACAGTAAATAAAACACCGGAGAACAGATTCAATCCGATAACCATACCAACTGAGTTCAGCGTTAGTTCAACTAATGTAAATCAACCAAACTTCAAATATATCTGCGATGTATATGTGGATGGTGAAACAGGATACTATAGAATGAAGCAGTCACCACATCCAACTAATGGATATACTGTATTCGATGTTGGAGGAATAATGAAATCATTCATAACTTCGGATGCTCCAAAGACAGGAACAACAATTGAGTTTCAACACGCATCGAATAGTTATAAACTTTATACATTAAAGTTCGGTGAAGAATACGGAGCATCATCAGCCATCATTGCTTATCCTAACTTAACAAATCTAACAACTAACTTTTACGGAGTTATCAATGCAACACTTGACTTTGATGAATGGGCAGGTCAATTTAGAACAATGAATGATTATACAGTTTTAAACTCAACAAAGAAATTCCTGACCAATGCTCCAGATAACAAAGCTGTATTTGCATCAACAAGGGAATATCTTTATTTCTTAAACAATACTGCTGCTGCTAACGCTGCAAGTTATGTTGAGTATATAGGTTACGATGCAAATAATAATCCAACCGTTCAAATAAAATTCGATACAGCTTATGATGAAAATCAAAGGATTCAATATGTTGGAGTAGGTTATGAAAATCTTGAATTGATTGATGGTTTTGAACCTGGTTACAATGCTAATATTGGTACTATTCCATTTTTTACTGCACAATCAGTAGTCAAATATACTGTTCAATTATTTGATTATACTAATCAAGAAGTATCTGAACTTCGGACATATTATGTTAATGAAGATTGTAATATCGGTGATACTTATCAGCTTGTCTTCCAAAACAAGTTAGGTGGATACGATACTTTTAGCTTCAGGTCATTTGCTGACAAGTCATACTCGGTAACTACAAAGGATAACTTTAAGAAGCGACTCGGAGCATGGAATGGAACTGACTACGAATACGAAGCATATCAAAGAGGAATAACACAATACAATACAATCTATAAAGATAAGATTGTAATTAAGTCAGATTGGATAACTGAAGATGAATCTGAATGGTTGCATGAGTTGGTGACTTCTCCAGATGTGTATATGGTCATCAGTGGTAGAGAACAATTAATGCCAATAAACATCATTGATACTGAATACTCGGTTAAGAAGTTTAATAAGGATCAGTTGTTTAATTTGCAGCTAACGATTGAGAAATCATTCAATAGGTATCGCCAACAATTCTAACGTATGATAAAAACGACATTTTTTTTAGAAGGAAGCAAGTTGATTTAGATAGTGATGTGGTTATTCCATTGAATTATGCCATTGCTGATATCCGTAATCCTGAAGCAAAGAACATCAACCTTCAGTAAGACAATATCTTTACCCGGAACTGTAAACAACAATGAGATATTTTCGTTTCTATTTAATACAAGTGTTACAGTTAATTCGTCAGGCACTTATCAATATAATTTAGGATTTGACCCAAACTTAAAAAGTGAATGTGTTATTGCTTATGAAGGTGCGGAGATATTCAAAGGATATTTAGAGTTAAACAAGATAGTAAAGATTGATGACTATTCAGTAAGATATGAGGTAACTTGTTCTGGTAATCTTGTGAATCTATTCTTCAGCATTGGCGAAAAGTTCTTATCTGACATTGCTTTGGATGAGTACAATCACGCTTATACTTATGACATTCAAAAAGCATCGTGGAACAATTATATCTACAAAAATGGTGTAACGCATTCCTATACTTTGGGCGATGGTTATGTATATCCTTACATTGATTATGCAACGAATAACGATACCGATTGGAAAGTAACGGACTTCAAACCTGCTGTTTATGTTTATACAATTATTAAAAAGATATTTGAAACGGAAGGATTCACTTGGACTTCTAACTTCTTTGAATCAACTTTATTCAAGTCATTAATTATTCCTTATACTCAAGGTCAGGCATTGTTAAGTAATTCACAGATTCTTGATAGAACATTCAGAGCATCATCGACAAGTGACTTATCAATCAATGCAAGTGGTTCACCGATTTATACTACTATTCCATTTCAGGATGATTCCTCAAGTCCTAACTTTGATCCCGGCAATGTTTACAACACTTCAACCTATGAATTCACAGCAGCAAAGTCAGGCACATATAATATCATAGGTGGATTTAACATTGACTTACAGTTTAATACTTCAGGCACAACTACATTAAATTCTTCAAGTATTTATCCAATTGCTAATATTATATCCTATAGAAATGGAATAGTTATTAATGCTTTGCCTGTAAATATCAGAGCATCCAATGCTACATCAATACAAGCGAATGCTCTTAATATAGATTCAGGATATACAGCAGGTTCAGCAATTCCATCAGGCACTTATTCAACTATTGGCAATGGTCAAAGTATTTGTCAAACATATTTAAATCAAGGTGATGTTGTAAATATTAAGATATATACATATAATACAGGATTTACTTTAGCAACAGGACAAAGTCCATCTGCAACTAATTACTGGAAAACAAGAATAAAATCAGGTTCTTATTTTAATGCATCCATTGCTGATACAACGATAATGGAAGGTGACACAGTTGATATGAATGGTGTGCTACCTCAACAGATAAAGCAAAAGGATTTCTTGTCATCCATTATCAAGATGTTTAATCTTTATGTCGACCAAGACAAGTTAAATGCAAATAATTTCATAATTGAACCAAGAGATGACTTCTACGCATCGACTGGAACAGTCAGAGATTGGACATATAAGTTAGATTTGTCAAGGGATTTGGAAATTATCCCAATGGGTGAGTTGGATGCAAAGACATATCACTTCACTTACAAGGATGATGCGGATTACTATAACACTAAATACAAAACAGATTATGGGTATAATTATGGTCATAAGTTGTATTCTGTTCGTAACGATCATCGCAAGAATGAGCGAAAAACGGAAGTAATATTTAGTGCTACTCCATTGGCTGACAGAAATGCAACTGATAGAGTTGTGCCAAGAATCTTTGAAGTATCATCAACAGGTATACCAACTCCAAAGACCGGCAACATAAGAATACTTTATTATGGTGGAGTTAAGACAACACAGTTTCCATACAACTATATGACTTCATCAGGCACAACATATACTCAAAGCAGTTATGCGTATGCAGGTCATTTGGATAGTGTTTCTGCTCCAACAATTGACTTATCATTCGGTATGCCGATTGAAGTTTATTATACTGCAACAGCTTACACAGATGGCAACTTATTCAATCGTTATTGGAAGAAGATGATTGATGAGATTACAGACAAGGATTCAAAGATTGTTCGTGGATTCTTTCATTTGAACGCCATTGATATAATGCGTTTGGACTTCAGAGATGTTTATTATTTTGAGCGTGATTACTACCGATTAAACAAAATCATTGACTACAATCCTGCTGAAGTTAGACCAACATTATGTGAGTTCATTAAAGTTAAAGAAGCACCTGCGTATGTTAATGCAACAGGCACAATAACCGGAGGAACTACCGATACAGGAATAGGACTTGATGGTGCAGTTGTTTACAATCCAAGAAGTAATGAGAATACGAACTATGCAAGGATGTTTCAATTGCAGTCAGGTACTGATAACATCATCAATCCATCTGCTCAAGGTGTTATCGTGACAGGTAATGATAACTATGTAGGATATAACAATAATGTATCTATTATCGGTTCATCAGGTGTCAGCGTATTGCCTGGTGTATTGAATGTTAATGTGATTGGTTCAACTGACTTGGTATTGGATTCAACTTACAATGATTTAACTATTGTAAATAATATAATTCATGGAAATATCAGAGTAGTTGGCAAAACAATTGACTATCGTATTAAGCCGGAAGATAGAGGTTCAATGATTGGTTATCTTCCAACTGGCAATAGAACAACTTATCTTCCAGATGTGGATGATATTCAAGATGGATGGACTTGCACAATAAAGAATGGAAACAATTCAGGCTATACAGTAACAGTAACAATAACAAGTGGTACAACAACTCCGATATGGTCACCGGGTGATGGCACAACAGCATCAACTCATGTATTGGCAGCAGGTGATGCGTATCATTATACATACTCTAACGGATATTGGATAATATATTAAACTTATGGCATATTCAAGAAATAATGGTGGTGGTGTTTCCGATGGTGACAAAGGAGATATTACCGTAAGTAGTTCAGGTGCAACTTGGACTATTGACAATTCAGCGGTAACGAATGCAAAGATAAATGATGTCGATGCAAGTAAGATAACTGAAGATTCAACACATCGCTTTGCAACTGATACGGAGAAATCAACATGGAATGGAAAGCAAGATGCGTTAAGCAATGCAAGTGCATCGGTTAGTGGAATACTTACATCAACTGACTGGAGTACATTTAACGGAAAACAAGCTGAATTAGTTAGTGCAACAAATATTAAAACAATCAACGGTTCATCTGTATTAGGTAGTGGTGATTTAGTTGTTACAGGTTCTGCTCCTGATGGATATACATATATTATTAAATCAGTAAATCAAGATGTAACAAATGCCGGAGTAACCAACGATACAGAGTTTACTTTTTCTGTTGTTGCAGCAGGTCAGTATATGGTTGAAATGGAAGTTGCCATCTCCGGTAACAATACAACTGGTGATTATGCTTTTGATTTTCAAGTATCAGCAGGAACGATGAAAGGAAAAGGAACAGCACAGAACTTAACTGCTGCTTCAGCGATTCAAAATATAATTGTAACTGCTGCCGGTGCTGCCAACACAACTGCTGTAGTTTGTGGTGTTGTAACTGCTGATTTAGATGATGTAATTGCAATGAGAATAATTTATTCATTTACTGCTTCTGCAAATGCTACATTTAGATATAGATTCGGTAATTCAGCCGCAGCCGCAGGAAGAACATCACGCACTTGGAAAGGTTCAGTATTAAAATATAAAACATTAGATTAAAATGGCAACAAGTAAAATTGCAATAGATGTTGAAGTAAAAGCAGAAGGTGGTGCAAAGTCACTTAAAGATTTAAAAGGTGAATTAAAAGCATTACAAGCTCAAATATCACAAACCAAAGAAGGTTCAGAAGAATATCTTGCGGTATTAAGAAAAATCGGTGATACTAAAGACCAGATTGATGATTTAAATGATAGTATTGCAGCGACAACCGGAGCAGGTAAATTTCAAGCGATTGCTAATGTTGGAGCAAAGATAGCAGCAGGATTTCAGTTAGCTTCATCAACTATGGCTATGTTTGGAACTGAATCTGCCGAAGTTGAAAAAGCATTACAGAAAGCACAGGCAGCGATGACATTTGTTCAGGGATTGAAAGAACTTGAAGGAATAGGTGAAGCATTTAAAAATGTAAAAACAGTAATATTAGATTTTGGAAAACAAGCTATTGCTGCAATGCAAAAATTATGGGCAGTAATGGTTGCAAATCCTGTGATGGCTGTAATAGCAGGGGTAGCAGCATTGGCTGCTGTTACTTATACATTAATTGAAGCAACAGATGAAGATACTGAAGCAAATAAGAAAAATAATATTTCATTAGAAGAACGAAATAAATTACTGGAAGAAGCAAAAAGAAAAATGGATGAAGTGATTGATTCAAGTCAAGGTCACATCACCAGACAAATGGAACAAATAAAATTACAGGAAAAATTAAAAGATTTAGATGCAGCAGGAGCAGATGCAAATGAAATAAAAAAAGTTAGATTACAATTATTACAATCAGAATTAACTGATTTAAAAGTTTATTTATCTTCTCAACAAGGTAATCTTAAAGCACAAGATGAATTAGCAATAAAGGAAAAAATATATAGAAAAGAAAGAGAAATTGCAAGATTAGATATTGTAAAAGCACAAAAAGAAGATATTAAATTAAAAAATGAAGAAAATGAAGCAATTCATGTAAATAAAAATTTATTAGAAGAAATTCAAACATTAAAACAAAATGATATTGAAATTCAAAAAAATTCCAATGAATTAAAAGAAAAAAGTAAAAATTTAGAAGCATTTGCAACTAATGAACAGATTAAGGCATTAGAAAATTTAGTTTCATTTAGAAAAAGAAAAGGAGAAGAATCATATAATGAAGAATTAAATTTAGCACAAGCAAGATTAGATTTAGTTTTAAATAATGAACAATCAAGTTATAATGACAGATTAAAAGCACAGGAAGATTATAATAAAGAAGTTGAAAGATTAGATAAAGAAAAAGCAGAAAGACAACAAGCCATCAGAGATGCAGAAGTTCAACTGACTTATGATTCATTGAAGTTAATCGGTGACATTGCTACAAACTTTGCTAAACAAGATGAGGCAAGTCAAAGAAAAGCATTTGAGATAAATAAGAAGGTGCAGTTAGCTTTGGCAACAATAGATATGATAAAAGGTGTTCAATCTGCATTTACTTCTGCTCAAGCATCACCATTTACTGCTGTGTTTCCGGGTTATCCTTATGTTCAAGCAGCAATGGCGGCAGCGTATGGTATTATGAACATCCGAAAGATTTCACAAACACAATTTCAAGGCGGTGCAGCAGGTGGAATGGAAGGAGCAGCAGGTGGAGCAGGTGGAGCAATGTCAGCACCATTGCAAGGTGGAGTGAATAATACTTCAACAATGCTTGAGAATTTAGGGCAAGGACAACAAGAGCAGAAACCAATTAAAGCTTATGTCCTACAAACGGATGTCGCTTCGGAAGATCAAAAAGTTAAAGCAATCGAAAACAAATCAAAAATAGAATAAATGGAAAAATTACCCTTTTACAAATTAGTTATCGATGAAAACGATGACAATGATTCAGGAGTGAATTATGTGGCACTTGTTGATTCACCAGCAACTGACAAAGTATGGATGGCATTCAACAAGCATTATCAATTCAAAGCAACTGCACCCGAAAAAAGAATTATCAGCGGTGCGTTAATGGTGGCTAACTTACCAATCTACAGGGAAGATAATAAGCTTGGAAAGTATTATGTAGTGTTCGATAAGGATACAATATTTAAAATAGTTAAGAAGTATTTCAGAAATGGATTTACTTCCAATGTTAACTTAATGCATGATTCAAAAGCAAAGGTTGATGGTGTATATATGATTGAATCAATGATTATCGACAAAGACAGAGGCATTGTTGCTCCTGCCGGATATGGTGACCTTCCTGATGGTTCGTGGTTCGGTTCGTTCAGAGTAGATAACCAAGATATCTGGGACAAGTTCGTGAAAACAGGTGTTTTTTCTGGATTTAGTGTCGAAGGACTTTTTCAACAAGAGTATATGGTTGATGCGACATCGCAAACGCTTGAAAATCTACACGATAGGATTGTGAATCTTAAAAAAGAAATGAAGAAACTGTTACAAGTTAAAAACAAATAACACTTTATATTATGATGTTACCCGAAGCTACATTGAATGAACTAAAGTCACTAATTAACGACACAAAGAAGTTGTTTTTTGGTGAAGAAAAATCTCACAAGTTTGCGATGGAAGGAACATTGCCTGATGGCACTAAAGTAATGATTGACGGAGATGCCATCAATGTTGGCGTTCCTGTTATGGTTACTGATGCCGATGGTAATACTGCTCCTATTGCAGATGGTGAGTACGAAGTCATCATGGAAGAAAAATACATGATTGTTACGGTAGGAGGTTTGATTACGGAGGTTAAAGGCGAACAAGGTGAAGCTGTTGCACCTGAAGCTGTTGCTCCTGAATCTGCACCTGCTGAATCTGCACCTGCTGAACAGCCAATGGGTGAGGAT